GAGGATGTCGGGCGCGTGTTCCGCGTGCCGCCGTTCCTGCTCGGCGACGTGAGCAAGACGACCTACCGCAACAGCGAGCAGCTCGCGCGCGCCTATCTCAGCAACTGCCTCGGCTTCCACGTCGAGGCGCTCGAAGCGCGCTTCACGCGGGCCTTCGATATGGAGGGCACGCCGTTCTCGATGGAATTCAATCTCGCCGACATGCTGCGCGCCGAGGTCGACGTGCGCTTCGATGCCTATCAGAAGGCGCTGGCCGCCGGCTGGATGACGCCCAACGAGGCGCGCGCCAACGAGAGCCTCGCCCCGGTCGAGGGCGGCGACGAGCCGCACATCCAGTCGCAGTACATCCCGCTCAGCCAGAGCGGCAAGGTGCCGCCTGCCCCCGGCGTGCCGGCTCCCGGCGCACCCGCCGCGCCCGCGCCGCCACCGGGTGAGCCGAGCACCGAGCACATCGATGTCGAGCTGCTGCGCGCTGCGCTGGGCGCTCGACGCCTGCGGAGGGCGGCATGACCAAAGAGGAAATGTTGGCCGAGCTGATCGACGAGCGCATCGTCGAGCACATCGCGACGATCCGCGACGATCTGCACCGCCACGTCGACGAGCACGTCGAGCGTCTGCGCAGCGCGCTCTACGAGAAGCTGCTGGAACTGCGCAGCCCCAACTTCCAGCTGACGCCCAAGGGCGAGCTGTACTGCGACGGCAAGCGCGTGGGCGACGTGCGCCCGGTGTTCCGCGAAGTCGTCGACGAGTGCCTGTCGAGCCAGCGGGAGCCGCCATCGTGACCGACAACAGCACCGCCCAGGCCCGCGACAAGACCGCCAAGACCCTCGCCACGGGCGTCTGCCCGATCGATCTGGCGACGATCAAGGACGATCTCGGCGTGCCGACGGGCGACAGCAGCAGCGACGCGTTCCTGCAGCGTCGCATGGACGCGGCGTGGAGCCGCTTTCAGGAGATCACCGGGCGCGAGCTCCAGCTCGTCGCCGGCTACGCCGACGATTGGGGCGCGATCCCGCATCATCATCGCCACCCCTACACGCCCTACCCGTTCCCGTACGCCTCGGCGTTCCTGCGCCACTACCCGGTGGCGTCGATCACCAAGATCACCACCAACGGCGCGGACGGCGACCCCGCGTCGGTGCTGTTCGTCGCCGAGACGGGCAAGCTGGTGTCGCTGAGCGGCCCCGGCTTCGCCCGCGATCTCGGCAGCACGCTGATCAGCATGCAGGCGCGCATCGAGTATCAGGCCGGCTTCGATGTCATTCCCGCCGATCTCTACGACGCCCTGCTCGGCGTCGTCACGGTGCACTGGCAGCAGCGGCAGACAAGTCAGAGCGGGCTGACCGCTGGCGGCTTCAACGCCTCGCGCATCAGCATCACCGATGTCGGGCAAGTCGATCTCGACCCGTCGCCCAACTGGCTGGCCGACCAGTCGAGCCGCGCCGGCAAGGTGCCAGACCCGCTGGTCGGCATCTACGGCAGCGTGCTCGACACCTACACCGACTACCGCACGCTGATCGGCGGCCCGTCGAGCTACGCGGCGACGACGAAGATACCGGCCCCGCCATGAACCTCGTCGACGGCACGGCCAAACTGTTCCAGACCGCGCTGGGCTTCTGGGCGCGCGGCCCGCTGGTCTACATGCTGCACTCGGGCGAACAGGTCACGATGACCGGCTATCTGCGCGGCGTGCGCTCCGACGATCTGTTCGCCGCCGCCATGCAGCAGGACCAGGCCGCCGAGATCAGCGCGGCGGCGTTCGCCACCGCCTTCGCGCCACGCATCACGCCGCAGCGACTCGACCGTATCAAGGTCGGCACGCGCACCTTCACCGTCGAGGAATGGCGCGGCGCGCCCAACGACGCCGCGCCCACGTTCTTCAAGCTGCTGTTGCGCGGAGGCTCGCAGTGACGACGCCGCTCGAAGTCTTCATGCAGATATGGAACGACGAAGTGGTGAGCGTGCCCTTCGTCGAGTGCGTCAACACACCCGTCGACACCGACAGTCTGCCCGACGAATGGGGCAGCGCGATCATCCAGCCGACGACGCGCGCCGATCAGACGATGGGCAGCAACCCGTGGGTCGAGGAAAGCGGCACCTTCGTCATTGCCGTTTTCACACGCTCGCGCAGCGGGCCGGCGGCGCTCGACGGCGCTGTCGACGAGCTGCGCTCGGTGTTCCACGGCGTCGCGCTCAACGGGCTGCACATCGAGAGCATCGACGGCCCGCACGACATCGATCCCGAAGTCGACGGCGAATGGTGGCGGCTCGCGCTCACCGCCAACTACACGTTCCAGACGCGGCGCAATGCGATCGGCCCGCTGCAGCGGTGGCAGGGCTTCTGATTGCCGCCGGCAATCGACTACGCCTCCTACAGCTTCACGGTCAAAGGGCTCAGCCAAGCCGCCGAAAACATGATGAACCTCGCCAGCGGCCCGCTGCGCACGATGATCGCGCGCGCCAGCTCGCGAGCGGCGGCCTGGACGGTCGGCGACGCGATCAAGCGCGCGACCTACACGACGTTCAAACAGCAGACCGGCTGGATCAAGAGCGGCGTCGGCGTGCGTGTGGCGCAAGGCATCAAGGGCACGGTGCTCAACGCCGTCGTCGCCGAGTTGCCGCAGTACGGCGGCGCGCTCAACCCGATGGCGTCGCTGTTCCGCTCGACGCACATGCCGAAGCTCGACGCGCGCCGCGCCTCGCTGGCGCAGGTCGCCTTCTGGTGGCGCTTCCTCGAATTCGGCACGCGCCAGCGTCGCGCGAAAAAAATGCCGCGCTTCCTGCGCCGCGCGTCCAACAAGTCGTTGTCGACGCGGCAGGAGCGCAGCAAGGCCCGCTATCTCGCCGCGCCCAACCGCGGCGGCATCGCGCCGCGCCCGTGGGTGCGGCCTGCGTTCGCCGCCACCGACCGAGCAGCTGTCGACACCTACGAGGCGACGATGCGGCAGCTCACAGAAACCGAAGTCGCCAAACTTCCAAAGTAGGAGAACAACCATGAGCCGCATCTCGTCTCAGGGCACCGTGATCATGATGCAGTCGGACGACGCGCCGGCTGGCGAAGCGATCACCGCCATCACCAAGGCCAAGCCCGCCGTGCTGTCGATCACAGCGACGACGGCAGTCGTCGGCGATCTCGTCATCGTGCGCGGCAGAGGGTTCGCCTCGCTCGACGACCGCCCGTTCGTCGTGTCCGCCGCCGCCGCCGGCAGCGTCACGCTGGGCGACAGCGACACCAGCAGCGAGACAGGCGTCGCAGCTGCGGGCGCGACCCTCGAGAAGCCGCCGATGGCCGAGCTGTGCCGCTCGACGCTGACGGTCAATCAGCCTGCCGGCGCGACCATCGACGTGACGACGCTGTGCGACGACGCGCACAAGATCGTGTCGGGCCTGCCGGCGATCGCCACGTGGGCGGCCAACGGCTTCTACGACGCCGACGACACGATGATGCTCAAGGCGCGCGACTACTACCGCAGCGGCGAGCTGGTGCCGATACAGGCGATCTTCCGCGACGGCTCGGGCATCGCCTTCGTCGGCAACGTCAACGTGTTAGACATCACCGCCGGCATCAACGCCGCTGTGACCAACAACCTGGGCGGCAACATCAGCGGCCTCGTGTCCTTCTTCCCAAAGGGCACCGTCGTCGTGGGCGCGGCCAAGTCGCCGCCGCCTGATGAAGCGCGCGCACGGGTCGCCGCGTGAGCGACGCCCCTGCCGCCGCAGCCGAGGGCGGCAACGTCGTCAACCTGTTCGAGTGGCAGGGCCGCCCGATCCGCTTCGTCGAATTCTCGATCAAAGAGGGTCGCGAAGTGCGGGCGGCCTATCAGGTCGACGGCGAGACGGGCATGTGGATGGTGCTGGTGAAGTCGGCGCGCTACGCCGACGACGGCACGCCCGTCTTCACCAGCGTCGACGAGCTGGAGACGCAACCCTTCCGCCTGCAGCAGCGCCTGATGCGCTTCGCCGCGCAGGCGCTCGATCTCAACGGCTTCACCGCCGAGACGCGCGAAGGCGAGGTCCGCCCTTTCGCCTGAGCGACGAGCGTCGGTTCCTGCATCGGCTCGCCCTCGCCCTGCACCGCACCGTCGCCGAGATCGAGCGCGACATGACCGAGCGCGAGCTGCGCGACTGGTGCGCGTTCCAGATCGACCACCCGCTGCCCGACGAGCTGGCCGATCTGCATAGCGCGCTGCTGTGCAGTGTCGTCGCCAACATCGCGCGCGGCAGCGACAGCGCGCCGTTCCGACTGACCGACTTCCTGATGCTGAAACCGTCGCCCGACGAAGTCGTCGAGCTGAGCGAGGCCGAGCGGTTCCGGCAGTCTCTCGGGAGCTGATCGATGGCTATAGCCGGCGACATCATGATCAAGGTCGCCGCAGACCTTGCCGAATTCACGCGCGGCATGACCGAGGCCGCGTCGCGTCTCGAGGACTTCGGCAAGCACGCCAAGCAGACCGGCGACACCGTCACCAACTTAATCGGCCTGTTGAAGACCGGCTTTGTCGCGCTCGGCATCCAGCAGGCGGCGCAGCACATGCTGCAGTACGCCGAGGGCGTCGCGAAGTCGACCGCCGAGCTGAAAGCGCAGGCCCAGGTGGTCGGGCTCACCACCGACGCGCTGCAGGCGTACCAGCTCGCCGCCATCGCCAGCGGTGCATCGACCGACACGATGATGGAGGCGATCAGCCGCTTCAATCGGGCCATCGGCGAGGCACAGCTCGGCAGCAAGCAGCAGCTCGACGTGCTCAATCAGCTCGGCGTCAAAATCCTCGACGTGAACGGCAAGCTGCGCCCGCAGACCGATCTGCTCACAGAGGTCGCGCAAGCGCTGCTCAAGGTGCCCGAGGGCGCGCAGCGCGCCGCCGCCGAGATCGCCCTTTTCGGTCGCTCGGGCCAGCAGCTCAACCCGGTCCTGCAGCAGCTCGCGCTGGGCGTCGGCACGCTGCAGGAGAAATTCAAGAGCGGGATCATCCCGCCGGAAACCATCGAACGGATGGACGAGTTTGAGACGCGCAGCCAGCTCGCGAGCAAGGAGCTGGCGGCGCTGACGGCGCAGCTCTACGCCCCGGTCAAGGGCACGTTCATCGAGGCCGTGCTCAATCTGATGAAGGAGCTGGAGGCGATCAGCTATCGCGTCGGCGACGCGCTGCGCGCGATCGGTCTGATCGACACGCCGCGCACCGCTGCGAGCGATCTGGCGCGCGTCAACAACGAGCTGGCGATCACCAGCAAACAGCTCGACTACATCACCGAGCAGCAGAAGCGCGCGTCGGAACAGTGCGTCGCGCAGAACGTGCTGCAGGACATGGACAAGCGCGCCGCGCAGATCGCGCAGCGCAAGGCCGAGCTGCAGGCCGAGCAGCAGCGCCTGCTGTTCGAGCAAGGCCAAGAGAATTACGCGGGCACAGCGCCGACCGTGACCGTGACCGGCGCGCGCAACCCGCCGACCAAAGAGGCGGCGAAGCAGGCCGAGGACATCGAAGCGTTGATCCGCCGCTATCAGCAGATGACCAAGGCGGCGAACGACGCGCGCGACCAAATCCGCACGAACACCGCCACCGACATCGACGATCTCGGGCTCGTGGTAAAGGCGAAAGAGGAAGCGCAGAACATCATCGCCAACATCGAGAAGTCGAAAGGCGCGCTCGATCCGGGCATCAAAAAGCAGCTCGAGGACGCGGTGCAGACCGCCAAGCTGGCGCAGGCCGAGGAACAGCGGCAGCTGCAGTACGCGACGCAGGCCGAGGCGCTCGAAAAGCGGCTCGGCGAAGGCAGCAAGGCGCATCAGCTCGCGGTGCGCGATCTCAATCGCGAGCTGGCGACCGGGCGACTGTCGCAGGACGCCTACAATCGCGCGCTGAAAGAGCAGGAAGAAGCCATCAACAACGCTGCGTTGGCGGCGCAGCGCTACGACGACGATCTCGGCTCGCTCGTCGCCGGCTTCGAGCACGCGGCCAACGCCTATGCGCGCTCCAACGATCTCTACACGCAGGGCGGCGAGCTGTTCAACGGCATCACCAATTCGATGATCGAGGGCCTGGACGCGCTGCAGGGCCGCAGCACCAAGACCTTCGGGCAGATCGCGCTCGACTTCGTCAACATGCTTGAACAAATGGCGGTCAAGGCCGCC